CGCGTTTTCCCTTCTCATATTCAATCGTAGCTCTATTACGATATGTTCTCGCGCAAGCGCGAGACTTCCCATTGCTAATCGCCTCCAATTCTAATAATATTATATTCTATCACCATATTATTCAGAGCAATTGTAATTTTTCGATTGACTCAGATATACTTCCGGAACCCCAATTCGGGAGTTTCCTGTATTTCTCCTGCTAGTTTCCTGTGCCTTTCCTGTGTCTTTCCTGTATGCCGAAGTCGGGTTAACTGCCGGTAAATGAAGCACTTAGCGATACCCCCCTCAGACTCCCCTATAGGCCACCCACCCGATTTAGTGGTTTTCGGCTTAGTGTAGGGTTCGGTGTTCTTTCTTTAATTTTTTTTTTTTTTTTAATAAATAATAATATAATAATACCCCACCTGAAAACGTCTAAATATGGTGGTATCGACCTAACGGAAAGAGAGGGGGTTCGCCCTAACTCCTTGCGAATGAGGCACTTAGGCCGCTTCCGGTAGTAGGGAAAGATACAGGAATGATACAGGAATGATACAGGAAACAGTAGGGAAACTCCCCGACACCGATAATGTTAAACAATTGAGAACTATACAATAGTATAATATTTTCGACCTGATAATATGCGAAAGCGAAACACTAATATTATCTTCGCTTTTTGTTCGCTGTGTCATTTTGACTGTGGTAAATCGGCCACACTTGTGGTAAATTTACCACACCAAAATCGTAATCGACCCCAAGGGGTTGTGGTGACAAATTTTGTCACACTATTAGTAGTATGGTATACATCTTGCACTATACTGCCATTAGGTCCAGTCCTCAAAAGTGGACACAATATTATTAACTATTTTCAGAATAACCCTCAGGAGTGAAAATGGAAAGAATCAGGAAAGGTCAAGATTATTACGGGGAATGTGAGGTATGCGATAAAAAGCATACTGAAGAAAACCCTGTAAAAATCACAGTTCACTACGGTAATATGTGGTTCTGTGATTCCTGCTGGGAAGCTGAGTCTAAGGCTACTGCTGAATTAAAGGCTAATCAGCAGACTCAGAATGTAGTGACTAATGCGTTACAGCAGGCCGCGCGCGTGGATAATACCGTGCAAGTCCGGACGGATTTATTCAACGCGGAAACTGTCAGCATTATCAATCTGAAAGCAGAGATTGATAATAATCCTGAGATTGCTAATAAGCCATTCGTATTGGCTCAGCAATTGATGGAAAGATTCGAGAAATTCAAAGGCGTTATATTCGAGTATAACGAGAAAATCGTAGAAGCGAATAACGCTCAGAAGGCCATTCAAGTATATCTCAATCAAATGGCTAATACGCTCAGAACTGAGGAGCGTGAAAAGCTTAAGATTGCAGATATCAACTATCAGCCTACCAAAGTAAAGCCGGTGAAACCGGCGGCGATTAAAACCACTGGAACCAAAAAAGCTACGAAGCTTGATAAAGTTGAGCTTCGCAAGTATGCTGCTGAATTGGGCGTAGCAGAATTTACACTCCAGATGGTTGTAGTTGCGAAAGGTTGCACTATTCCTGAGGCTGCGGAAATGCTTAAGAAAAGCATCGCTGCGGCCAAAAATACTGCTGAATAGGAGTCACTAATGTTACATGATACACTTCATGTCAGTGCTCAGGATGCATACTTCGTTGTAGGTGGTAATCCTGACAATGATGGCGGTGGAGTAATTGGTTCCACTAATTCTGAATTCGTAGCCTCAGATATCAAAGCTGAGGCAATTAAACAGGGATACAAGAATGTCCAAGTAAATGGGTTGGAAGGACTTCTGGTGTCTCAAATCTGAGGAGAGGTAATGTCCAACATTACGCGGATGACTCTCACTAATGATTCCATAGACGTGTATACAGACCGTATATGGATTCAGCCTACACTGTCAGATGGTTTTGTATTCTCTGGCAGTCTATCGGACCTTATCAGTATTCTTGTATATCACAAGGATATTGATATGTCTAACTGTGTGATTCGTGTTCACGCCTACAGATTCGCTGTCATTCCACGTTCCGAAGAACGGCAATTGTGGAAAGACAAGTATGGCGATAAATACGACATTTAATGTGAGGAACTAATGAGCGAACAAATATTCCTAACTAGAACGCAGTCCCATGATTTAGCCAAGAAATTATTGGCTGATAATGGGCTGAAAGATTGGAAAGTCAGAATTACATCTGACCCTAATCTTCCATTTCTGGGCTTGTGCATGTATCGTGATAAATGCATAATGCTCAATGCACATCACATCGATATCCACCCTTACAAGGATGTGGATAATACGATTCGACATGAAGTGGCCCACGCGGTCGTAGGTCCGGGACATGGACATAATGACACATGGGCTACCAAGGCTAGGGAATTAGGTTGTCACCATACTAATCCCTGCTCTACACTGGACCTTCCCCCTCATGTAATCGACGCTATTCGTAGCGGACATACAGTTGAGGTTGTGGTTGAGGAAAAGGAAGTAGTGCAAGTTATCCGCAACGTAACCCACAAGGTTACTAGATTGCAGGATAAATGTCCTGACTGTGGTAAGGTTGCAGTCGAGAAGTTCTCCATTGATACTGTGGATAAAGAGGGTAATCAAGTTAAGATGATTACTCTTGAGTGCTTCCACATTATCAAGAAGGTTGTGCCGAAGGCTACACCATATGAAACTATGGTGAGTAATGATTGGAAGCCTGAGATTAAGGCTTGCAAACATGAATGGCCTACGCGAGAGGAAGCACGCGAAAAGCATATCGCGTCTAATCAGTGTAAGAAGTGTGGAGAATTCAAACTCTACAACTTCCAAACTGTAGGTGCTCGTGCTGCGGAAGTAGCATTAGCAATGCAAAAGGGTTTTGGAATCTTCGATGATATGGGCCTTGGTAAGACTGTTGAGGCTCTCGCATTGTTGAGATTCCATTCCAAGAAATACACTCCAACTATGATAGTCACTAAGAGTGCTATCAAGTTTCAGTGGTTTAAGGCTGCTGTTACGTGGTTGGGACCGGAATTCATTGGACAGATTATATCTACATCCCGCGACTTTGTTATGCCGGGACTCAAGATATACATCATTCCATATGACCTATTGAGGAGATTTCCAAGAGAGAAACTCCACGCGCTCAAAATCAAGTTGGTTATTCTTGACGAATGCCAACAGATTAAGAATCCTGATAGTTCACGCACACAAGAAGTAAGAAAACTTGTGAGTGCAAACGGAGAGTGTAAAGTTCTCCCACTATCGGGCACTCCGTGGAAAAATAGAGGTGGTGAATTCTTCCCCGCGCTCAACATGATTGACCCTATTAAATTCCATTCGTATCAGCACTATCTTGATACTGACGTGGAATTCTATTACGAAGGTGCCAAACGTAAGATGGGTGGCATCAAGAATCCTGCTAAATTTAAGGAGAAGACAGCTAATCTCCTTATTCGTAGGGAATACAATGAAGTAATGGATGAATTCCCTGATATCAATCGTATGAAGTTGCCTGTGCAACTTGATGACTTGCAACAGTCTACATATGATGATTCAGTTAGCGAATTCGTCGAATGGTATAACGAGTATGTCATTGGTGGTGAGGAAGATAAGATTAGTGGTATCGAAATCCTCGCTAAGATGGCACGTATGCGTCATATCACTGGACTTGCTAAGATTCCTGCAACATTAGGATTCGTTGAGCAGTTCATTGAAGATACCGATAGGAAACTCGTTATCTTCGTTCATCACAAGGATGTGGGTCAATTACTGTTGCAGTCTCTTATAAATTGTGATAAAGCAACGAATCCCGATTGGTATGAGCTTGCACAGGAATTGCGCTCACAAGGTATCAAGGTATACAGCTATACCAGCGCGCATACTGGTAAGCCTGAGGGATACCAAATTCAAGAGGATTTCAACAATAACAAACGCTGTATCATGGTTGCATCTACTCTCGCATGTGGTGAAGGATTAAACCTTCAGACCTGTGCTGATAGTATTATGCATGAGAGACAGTGGAATCCTCAGAATGAGGACCAAGCTGCACCGGGAAGATTCCGTCGTATTGGTCAGACTTCAAGTGTCATTGGTATTACATTCCCTGAGGCTGAGGGAACTATCGATGAACATCTCGATGGTCTGGTCGAGACTAAGCGTAGACAGTTCCATGCTGTAATGAACAAGGGTCAAGTGCAAGTGTGGAATGAGGGTGAACTTGGTAAGAAGCTCGCTGAGATTATTGTCGCCAAGCATAAACAAAAGAAGGGCGACACTCCGAAGAAAACTAACATCACTGGTGCGGCTACCTTTAGATAGGGAGTCAATTATGAAAAAAGTTTACTCAAGCAGGCATCTGACATGGCCTGTTGTAATCAAGACTATTCAGAACTTTGAGAAGCTTGGTTTGTCTGATAAACAGATAATCAAGATTCTCAAATCACTAGGGAGAAAAGGGGAATAGTATGGCCGTAATGAGTGACTGGAAATCAGTCGAACATTTCAAGGGAGAGCATAAGAATTGCTCTCTCGAAACTAAACTGACGAATGATGATAAGAATACTGTTGTCATTCGTTGTGCCTATCACGCGCAAGCAATTATGACCCATATTCCTTACAGGATGTTTTGTCTGCATCCTTTCAAGTGTGCTGGTCATAACAGTTGCCCGCGCAATTACGCTTGTTCGGAGTAATATGGCGCTCGAAACATGCGGTGAATGCAAGTGGAAATATCCTGAACACCTATTGAATCGTATGTTCATAGGCGGTCAAGGGTATACTCCACCTATCTGTGCTATTTGCGCGTTAGAGATAACGAACAAAGTGCATGGAGCTAATCTCAAGGAATTTCATGGTGAGATTGCAGAACACATGAGACAACTTGCGATTCAGTGGCGTAAAAAGAATAAGAAACATAAGCCGGTGGAAGTATGATTGAATTCTTTACCGGCATGGGTCGCATAATTAGTGCGGCTATTGTGCTAGTAGCACTTACTATATACCTTATCATGAGAATCACATGGCGATGTGGTATCTGTGGTAAGGTAAATACTACGGGAATACTCAAGTTTCTCTTTCTCATGTGTGACCATGAAGGAGATACTAACTAATGGAGACTACGATGTGGGTTCCTATGAAAAAGAAGGACCGTAATAAGATACCGCACAATGGTATCATGTGCAAAGTATTCGCATATGATGGCCCCGGCGGAGCATTACTTGGAAGCGGATGGATAATCTACCGTGACGATGGTAGTATGTCCGCTCCTGACTTGTTTGACATTAAGGGTAATAAACTTCCTGAGGGATGGTATACCCTGCGTGTCACTGATGAAGTTAAACCTGTTGTTATTCCGAGGATGATTCAGTGAAAGAAATCTTCGCGCACGAATATACATTCACTCCTATGGAAAAACCAAAGGATAGAATGGGTATTCTCGCTGTTCGTGTTGAAGTAGTAACTGATAGCAGAGAATCTGAGCCTTTCTTCAGTGAAGAAGTGTTGAGATTCTTTGATAACAGTTTGAATGTTCAGCACAAAATAGTGCTAGAAGGATTCTTAAATGAGTAACGAACTAGATAACTCGTCTGTAAACGAGACTGATTTACAACAAGCTGTAGAGATTGTAGCAGGGGGTAAAAAGAATGTTATCCTCGATGCTACTATCCTCAGCACGTTGATGGCGTGTCCACGACTCGCGGATTTTCGATTTAACCACAATCTTGTATCGATTGCTGGTAAATCAAATTCGCTTGAGTGTGGCTCACTTGTCCATGTGTTCCTCGAATACTTCTATAAGTCTCTTATAGGTGGTGTTAAGAGAGAACAAGCAATAGGCTTCGCATTTGCAGCAGCCGAGTTATACATTAAAGGTTGCCCACAATGCACAGACTTTGTAGCTACACCAGAAGTTCCTAAACCTCTCTGCAATCATAAGCCTAATGAATTCCCCGGCATGATTAATACGCCGAAGGAATCAGAAGGTTACAAGACTGGCTGGCATTACGTATTAGATACATGCCAACAGTATGTAGACTTCTGGCGTAATGACCATTGGGTTCCTCTCGATATCGAATGTGTGAGAGGGGAAGTTCTTTACGAGGACGAAGAAATTCGTATCATGTGGAAAGCCAAGTTCGATTATATTGGTGACACAAACCAAGATATATTGAGCATGGACCACAAGACAATGAAGCAACGTCGTAACACTAATTCCATGAATAATCAGTTCATGGGTCAGTGTTTATTGCTTCAAACTCGTAAGGTGATGATTAACAAGATAGGCTTTCAATCATCACTGAAACCTGAGGAAAAGTTCATTAGGACTCCTGTTAATTACACAGCAGAGCGTCTTATCGAATGGCAGTCTGAAACATTGCCGTTCTATGCGAAGCTTCTGCTTATGTATGCAGAGACAGGACACTTTCCACCGAATTTCACTCATTGTGAAGGAAAGTATGGAGACTGCGCGTTCTATGAGAATGTGTGTTCCGGCAATCCTTCAATGAGAGAAGACAATATTAAACTCTACTTCAAAGTTGGGCCAACATGGAATCCAACGAATGATGAGGAATAATCATCATGACCTTGAAGTTTGATTCTAACTATCATAACTGGCGGAAGCAATTTGAAACCGAGCCAGTTTATACACGTAAACAAATGGCAGAAGCTATGGAAGCATGTGTAAGGGAACACACAGTAAATAGAGTAATTCAATCTTTTACTGGTAGAGTGGGACCAACTGAATCCATAGCTATGCAAATACTAGCAATTCATAAAACTCCAGAAGGAGTAATGGTAATAGTAAAATGAGTAAACAATACATAGTCGAAGTGAAGTTAGGCACGAAGTTCGTATGTGTTGATAAGTTCACCCGACACACTGATGCGCTCCACTATATTAGGGAGAATAGTGGAGAGATTTATCCCATGCGAATCGTCCGTGTAGTTAAAACGGTCGTATTCGAGGAGAAGAAATAGTGCCTAAGAAAGTCGACCACTTACATCGTTACAAGAAAATAAACCTTGGTCGTGATGGTAAGGAATACTATGTGTATCGGTGCATGGTTGCCGGTTGTCCACATTATGTTCCTGTCCATTTGTCTGAGGGTAAAGTCTGTGAGTGCAGTCGCTGTAAAGAGCCAATGATTATCACTAAATCAACTTTACAGGGTTCGACTGGCAGAGCTATGGCGCGTCCACATTGTATTGATTGCACTAAAAGAAAGGGTGGAATTAAAAATGAGGATGTGGCGGCTATTGCGGCGTTCCTTGAGGGAAGTAAAACTGAGACTAACTAGCATTCGTAGACATAAACCCACAATGGGAGTTATGTCATATGAATGGCAACTACAAAAGGACCGTGCTAAATATGACTAAATACTTAATAGTGTTGGCTGAGACAGGGATGTATTTGGAAAATCATCCTTCCGGCCATCACTGGACTAACAACATGGAAAGAGCAAAACGTTTTGATTCCATGACTGAGGCAGAACTACATGCAATGGAATTACTAGCGTCATACACTCTTAAACCTGTTGAGGTAAGGGATGCCGACACTGGAAAGTGTTAACATGCAAGCTCTATTTACTATGTTGAAAGGTGAGCCGGGAACACGTAAATCTACGTGCGCCCTGTCTTATCCCGGTAAACAATATTGGGTTTCCACCGACCAAAAGATGGAAGCACTAACATTACCTGCTAAGAGATGGGGTATCTACGGTAAAGGAATGGTTGACTATGACGATTATACTGATTGGGATAAGCCTCGCGCTAAACTCGAACAGTTACAAGTCAACTGTCCTTACAAACTAATTGTCGTGGATTCCATCACATCTATTGGCGACGCTATGACTAGCCAAGTCAAAAAGATGAAACGTAAAGAGGGTGGTGGAAAAACCATCGGCGGAATACCAGTATCAGGACTAGAGGAATTCAATGCTGAGTCTTCCGCGTTCCAAGAAATGATGGCTATCTTGAAGGATATTCACAAGTTCCACAATGTGCATATCATTCTAATAGCGCATGTTCTCGGTGCGCGTAAAGATAATGACGCGAATAAGCTTACACATCATTCGCGTATCATCGTAACCGGCGCTGAGAAGATTAGTGCCAAAATAGCTTCATACATGACGGAAGTATATCACTTCAACATAGTTCCGGCATTTGAAGCAGACAAGGAAGGTGCATACGCCTTAAGGACCACCCACACTGGTAATGATTATGCGCGAACTTCATTACCTTTACCGCAGGAAATTACGTTTAATGCGGAACCTCTATACGAGAAGTGGATTGGACCTGCAATAAAGAGGCTCCAAGATGAGAAACCTATCGAAAGAAT